GGCTACGTAATAAGCTCGCGTGGGTCCACGGTTAGCCCACATCAGTTTCGCTGGTATAGCTCAGACGGTAGAGCAGTTGCCTTGTAAGCATCAGGTCGAGGGTTCGATTCCTTCTGCCAGCACCAGGAGATAAATATGGATAAAATGCATTTAAGAATTATGTGGATGAAAGTTATAGCATTCTTTCTTCTAGTCATTACAATGGGATTTATAGCGCAAGATCTATTTACGTTTGGTTAATGCGGGTGTAGCTCAATGGTAGAGCCATAGTCTTCCAAACTAAAGACGAGGGTTCGATTCCCTTCTCCCGCTCCAAAATTCTGCCACAACGAAATAGTGGGCTAAGTAAAAAAGTTTTGGGATCAGTTCAGCAACTAACTATGCATTGGAGCAAAAAAGTTGATCCCGTTAATTTTAGGATTGTTTCAGCAAACAATAAAGGTAACAAACTTTCAACTTTGTTACGCCGACAAATACAATCCTGTTAGTTTTGGGAAGCATACAGCAAACAATTATACTCGGCCCCTGGGCCAAGGTACGCTCATGGTGAGCATTGTTTCCCGTTGGTTTTAGGATGACTGCCGCAATTAATCTAGGACTTGTAATCCCGTGGTCGTGGGTGCAAATCCCACCCTCTCCACCATCTATGGGGAGGTAGCTCAGTAGTAGAGCACGTAAAAGTTCATCCTGTTAGTTTTGGTTTGAGTTCCGCAACTATCAAAAATCATACTTGAAATATGACTCAAAGTTCAAACCGTAGAAAGGAAATATAATATGTCTACTTTTGTTAATGCTGTAAAGAATCAGTCTGCTCGTACCGAAAATGGTATGAAGGCTCTAAAGTCAACTGCTAATCCGCTAGTTGATCTTTACTTCAACATTGGTGCTTCTCGTGGTAAGGATATCATCCCTGCTTTCGTAGCTGCTTATGTTACTAACAAGGATATTGCAACTCGTATTGCTCTTTGGGCACGTGATGCTCGTGGTGGTTCTGGCGAACGCAAGATCTTCCGTGATATTTTCCAGTATCTATGTGACAACGATCCTGCACTAGCTGCTCGTATTGTGCATAAGGTTCCGGAACTTGGCCGTTGGGATGATCTCCTAACTGCAAAGGGCGATGTTCGTAAGTCTGCTTTCGAGTTTATCCGTGAAGGTTTGTCAAACCAGAACACTGCTGGACTTGTTGCTAAGTGGATGCCTCGTAAGGGCGAAGTGGCTGCAGAGCTACGTGCATTCCTTGGTATGACTCCAAAGCAGTATCGTAAGACTCTGGTTAACCTAACCAACGTTGTTGAAACTCCAATGTGTGCGAATAAGTGGGATGAGATTGACTTTAATAAGGTTCCTTCTCTTGCTGCTGCTCGTTACAAGAAGGCGTTCAACAAGCACTCTGTAAAGTTTGCCGAGTATGTTCAGAAGCTCGTAAAGGGCGAGGATGGCGTAAAGGTTAATGCTGGAGCAGTTTATCCTTACGATGTTCTGAAGGGTGCTGCTAATCATTATTATATGTCGAGCTACGACGCCACTGAACTTGGACATATCCAGGCGCAGTGGGATGCGCTTCCTAACTATGTTGGTGATGCTAACATTCTACCACTGGTTGATGTTTCTGGGTCAATGACCTGTCCTGCAGGTGGATATGGATCAAAGAGTGGTGTTACTTGTCTAGACGTTGCAGTTTCTCTGGGACTGTATCTTGCTGATAAGAACAAGGGTAAGTTCAAGGATACGTTCTTGACTTTCTCTGAAAATCCAGAATTACTGCATCTCAAGGGTAACATTATTCAGAAGATTAACCAGATGGTTAGATCTAAGTGGGCAATGGACACTAATCTACACAAGGCTCTGGACAAGATCCTTACTGTAGCAAAGGAAGGTAATGTTCCTCAGGAAGAAATGCCTGACATGCTCCTGATTCTTTCTGATATGCAGTTCAATCAGTGCACTCGTCATGATGATTCTGCTCATGAGATGATCGCTCGTAAGTATCATGCTGCTGGTTATACTATGCCAAAGGTAGTGTTCTGGAACCTTAATGCTGCTTATGGCAATCAGCCAGTTAAGTATGATACTTCTGGAGTTGCTCTTGTTTCTGGATTCTCTCCTGCACTGGTTAAGGGTCTAGCAAATGTAGAGAACTTCTCTCCAGAAGCAATTATGCTTGACACTATAATGAATGAGCGTTATAATTACTGAATGATAGGAGGGTACTTCCCCTCCTTTTTTATGGTGATGACATGAATCGTGATGACAAATATATGGCGTTCGTTCGCCGCCTTGCCATAAACAATGACATGAAAATGAAACTGGCAGCTTGCCTCGTTCTAAACAACGAGGTTATTTCTGTTGGGTATAACTCAGACAAGTCACATCCTATGCAGAAAAGATTTGCCAAGAACAGTGATGCAATCTTTAAACACGCAGAGGTTGATTGTATTATTAATGCACTTCGTCATATTGATAAGGAAGATATGAAAAGGACCACCCTATACGTCTTTAGAGTGAAGAGAAAGAGAAAGGGTGATCATGCTTGGGTAGATGGTATGGCTGAACCTTGTCCCGGCTGCAAAAGAGCTATAGAACATTTTGGGATCAAGAGAGTGGTATATTCTACGGAAGAATCTGACCCCATAGGGGTCATTACTTGCCAGCCGTAAATATATCTATCACTTTCTGTACATAGTTTTTTCTGTTTTTCACAAATAGTTGTGGTAATTCGTCATCAACGGCGATCATTACAACTATTTGTGGAATTTCTATTTTATACATCCATTCAAACATCATAGAATAACATGTTGTCTGTAGGAAATAATCTGTAATCCAGTCTTCTCTTTTTAACTTGCGTGAAGTCTTGAAGTCTATGATTGACGGAACACCATCAAATTCAGCGATCATATCACAACGTCCTGCGGTTCTTAGACCAACAGAATGTAATGGTAATTCTATTCCATAGATATTATCAACATGCTTATCAAGATATTGTTTTAATGAATTAAAGGAGTCAAGCCCAGAAGGCATGGCTCCTTTTGTATAATCTTCTTTATTTAATACATATTTCTCAGCAATACTATGAACTGCCGTTCCACGTCTTGACGCTTGTGTAATGATCTTCTTGGCTTCTTCCTCGCCAACTCTTTTCTTCCATTCAAGAAGATGTGTCATATCTTTATTTTGAGATAGAACAGTAGTGACAGAACGAAATTTTTTACCATCAGGAAGAACATAATGACGTTTTCCATCAATATATTCTTCACCTAATGGTATTTCATCAACAAGATTATGATTAAATATTTTTCTCATATGAATTACATGATATCCATTGTAAATATTGCTCTGACATATTTTTGTGGATCAAAATCTACTCGATTCCTTGCAAAAACAACGAATCCAAAATCACCAGGGTTCATAGCTTCTCTCATAGACTTACCTGTGGTGTACACATCATCAACAACTAATCTATATGGATTACTTGATGTTATATATTTCTCCAGAGCCTGTGCGAATTTAACACCACCACGGGGAATACCATAAACAGAACCAAAGTTACAACGATCAGCGACGATCTGTGCCAGACAATCCCAATCATCGTCTGTCAAGGCGTCACATTCAATCTTCCACTTTAGTTCTTTACCTGCATGAGATACGAAATCTCCATATTGAAATAAGTTCATACTATTATCCTCATTTTGTCTTTTAGTATTATATATTCTTTGACAAGAGCGGACCTTACGATATCAGCAGCATTGAATTCTATAAGATCAAACGATCTCATGCTCTTAACAACTCTCATGAAGTCTGTCAGACCACTTTTCTCATGTTCTCTAGTGAAGTCTGATTGTCTAAAATCACCACAGAATATTACTTTACAATTATGACCTATACGTGTGATAACAGAATCTAATTCGTGAAGAGTTGCATTCTGCATCTCATCAACTATAACTATACAGTTGTTAAGAGTGATGCCACGTATGAAAGATGTAGAAATAAACTCCACAAGATTCTTATTTTTAAGGTAGTCGTATGCATCCCCTCTTCCAAATAGTTCTGAACAGATAGCATAATAAGGAGCCTCATATACTTTAGTTTTTTCTTTAGAGTTACCAGGAAGGAATCCCATATCTCTGGTAGGAACTACCGTTCTCACAATAACAATCTTTTTATAAGGACAATCTGGATCATTAAGAATTTGTCTTAAAGAAAGATACATTGCCATGAAAGATTTACCTGTTCCGGCAATACCATGCAGCATTAGATTCTTGTCTTGATCAAAAGATTGAAAAGTATGTCTTTGATTTTGAGTCAAAGGATCAAAATGTTTTAAATTAAAATTTAATTTTTCTTGATAATTTTCTTTACTTTTACCTTGTTGGCGAAGAAGTCTTTTTTCTCTACGGGTTAATCTTTTTGTTTCTTGAATATCTTCTTCCATTATTGTCCTTTAAAAAGTATTGATAGTACTCCTTGAAATACCTTTTTGATTTCCCTTCTTAATATGCTTTAATAGATCACGGAAACCTTGGTCTGGTTTACCAATGCCTCTACCAGAATGGATCATAGGAGCACCATTTACGAGTTGAGTTATATGTGGATTTTCTTCAAGATAGGTTTCAAGAGCAGAAATGCTCATGAATTCTTCATACTCTTCGCCAGTGTCATTGTTTTGAAAACGATATGTGGGCATCTTTATCTCCACATATCGTCTGAAACATCATCAATGAAATCTTGATCTTCATCTTCAATTAGAGCAGAGATGTCTTTTGTCCTCAAGGCACGTTCAACACGCTTTGCCTTGCGCTTATTCTCACGTTCACGGGGATCATCATGATATTCGTCATGATCGGAATAGTCGTTCTTCTTAAACTTTTTTAGTGATGATTTACTCATGGAATTAGTCCTGGTAGTCCTTCCTTAATCTGTTCTAGTGTAATGCCTGGAAATGGCATCTTCTTGTCCTTAATTGAACATAGAAGCTTGGCGTCGTTTGGAGCAACTCTCTCCAAAAGTTCCACAAACATCATTTCTCTCTTTGCCTGTGGAAGATTATCGTGAAATCCTTTAACGAAATATCGAATTTTGTCTGCTTCCTTTCGAAGCACATGTTCTTGATCGACTAGTTCGTTTGGTGTATATGGCGGAATGCCTTCTGGTAATAACCATTCTACATTCGGATCAAATGCACCCTGTAGAATAATTCTCAAAGCAAGACAGTCATTCTGTCGAAGTGCTTCAATTTTATCATTTGTACGTCTCTTTTTACCAATCTTTTCTAATAATTCATATAGTCCAATTACCATACCCATTGTTTTCTCCTTAAAAATCACTCAGATTATCCATTAAGTTTCTAAGTTTCTTTTCCATAAAATAACTCAGCATTTTATTACGATTGCGATTATTTTGTGAATTGTATTGTTCCATGACCTGTACTTTTATTTTGTTGGGAATAAAAGACAAATCAATAAGATGTCTATTGCGATCATAGTTACGAGCAATAGAAGTTTCTATATTTTCAGAATTTGCTATTTCATTGATTTTCTTTGAAGTAAGTCTTTTCTGTCTGTCACCTTTTTTCCTTGTGACATAATAATCATCTTGTGTTAGAATATTTGGAATCCCGTCACCTTCATCCCCATGCATTATATGCTCTTTGAGATACTGTTCTGGGTTTTCGTGTTTAATCCACTTTTTACGAGTAGGATCATATTGTTCAACATTTTTATATTTATGTAACTGAATAAAATCTTTGTCTCCTGAAAGGACAAGTGTTGTTTGATTGTTATCACTGAAATTTTCACACAGAGTTGCAATGATATCATCTGCTTCTGCTGATTCTACATCAATAACTCTATATGGCAAATATTCTTTAATCTCACCTCTAATTTTATTTAGATAATCAAAGATTTCTTTCCAATTGATTTCAGACTCTTCTATATTCTTTTTACGGTTCTCTTTATAATATGGGAATAATTGCTTACGCCAATAGTTTTTATTGTCACAAGCAATGATCATTTCACCATAATCATTACCGAATTTAACTTTATATGAACGCAGAGAATTTAAGACCATGTGACGAAACATATTTTCGTCTATTGGTGCATTAGTATGCTTGTCTAACTGCATAAGCATATTAGACAACATAACCTGATTTAAGTCAACAATAATCACAAAATCACCTATTCTTTGTTAGGATTTTTCAATTCTACGCTTAGTTCTTCTACTATTTTGAATGCACCTTCTTCATCATCTTTAGGAATAAAAACATTTTCCGCTATGATTTGAAAGGGATGATATTCGTCATAATACTTACACATGTATGATCGTAAAGATTCGATGATCATTGCACCGTCTTTTACGTCATCATCTTCTTCGTCTGACAATCCAAACCCTGCTATATCTAGTTGATTAAAGATAATAGGAGCAAGATTTAGTATTGTTTCCTGAATGTGATAATGTTTCATCATATCCATATTACGCTGAATATCTTCAGCATTAATATTCTTTTCAATTTGTGCATTAGCTTTTGGAAAAACTATTACATTATCTTTTTTATCTTTCACATTATATCCTGTTTTTTTATGATTGTCAATATTTATTTATAATCTTAGAGTGGATTTTTCTTTCTCCGAAAAAATAATTCTAATCTGTTGTGCCAAAGAATGCATCAATATCTGATGACAATCTTCAACCACACCATAATTATCAGCATTGACATGAACCACTTTACATGCTAATTTTTCTTCAAGGATTTTTCCACCATCAAACCCAACAAACGCAATAGTGCTATAATTCTTTTTACGGGCCATTTCAAGTCCCTTTAATATGTTAGGAGAATTACCAGAAGAAGATATAGCAATTACAGTGGCATAAAGTGATGATTCATATTCAATTTGTTTTGAAAATACTTCATCATATGACATGTCATTAGCAATAGCTGTCATAAGTGACATGTTCGCCGCCAGATTGCGTACACAGGGGAACATATCGTGAACATCTGTTTTGACGCCTTTGGTATGATCACAACTCCAGTGTTCTGCAATTGCAGCAGAACCACCGTTTCCCATCACTAAAACTGGCTTTTTATATAAGGCTGAATCTACTATAGTATTAAAAACATTTTTTAAAATTTCTTCATCAACAGTATCCAGCGCATCATTTATCATTTGTTTATATTTTTTGAACATTAAATGCTCTCCAGAGTTGAACCGTTTTTTGAAAATTTAAAATTAAATCTTTCATAATTTTTCATGGATTCAATAACTCTTTTTTTGTTCTTTTCAGGAACATATACTAAAAGATAACCACCGCCGCCAGCACCAAGAATTTTACCACCTAATGCACCGGACCTTATAGCACGATCATACATTTCGTCTATAATATCATTAGTTATGTTGTCTGTCAACTTCTTTTTAATTTGCCATGATTGATCCAATAGATTACCGAAGTCATCTACCTTTCTTTTCTGTAACAATTTTATAGCATTCTTGGTTAATTCTACTATGGCTTTTGTGTGTTCAATAGTGGCTGTTGTTTGAAGGTTTTCTACCTGTTTTGTTAATACAGAAGAAGCCTGTCTATTGATACCCGTATTAAAACATAAAAGATTATTATTTAATTCATAGATTGTTCCTGGATCAACATCAAGAGATTTTACTCTTACGTTATTACCATTAAAATACATGACATTAAATCCGCCATATGCAGCAGCATATTGGTCTTGCTTTCCTATAGGTTCATTACACTTATTGATTTCAATATAAGAGGCAAGTTCTGCCAATTCTGTTGTCTCTATATTTTTACCATGTGTCAGACGATACAAAGCATTAATCAGTCCAACAGTGAATGTAGACGACGAACCAAGACCTGTTCCTTTAACAGGAACGTCAGAAAACGAAGCTATTTCAATATGATTTGGAAACTCAAAATACTTTAATGCTTCTCTTACTCTATCATGTTTGACATCATCAACATTTTCAACTTGTTCTAATTGAGAATAAATGACTCTGATGTGTGAAGCAACGCACCTATTGATAGCAAGATATATGTAACTATTAATAGATGTGGATATAACCATCCCCTCATTATTTTCATAAAATGTAGGAATGTCAGAACCTCCTCCAAAGAAGGAGATTCTTAATGGTGTTTTAGTTACTATCATACTTTATACACAAACATTTCTGATTGAGGTTTTCTTGATTCGACAGTAGGATACATTTCCAATAGTTCTTTCAATAATGATTCCCATTGTGAACTGATTTTATTAATGTTAAATCTATTATCAGAATATGCTTTAACAAACTTCAAATAATTCTGAACTTCATCTGTATTGACTACAGTAATTGCATGTTCAAGATATTTATAGAAAATTGCTGCATGTTTACTTGGGTCTTCGTTGAATTGATACATAGTGGTCATCATTCCAGAAGTATCACTAAGAGCCGCAAGATTAGGATGAACACACATTAATCCGGCAGACATAGATTCAATCAGAACTCTACAAGCAGTTTCTTTCCATGTGTTAGGATAAGCCAAAATATGTGCGTTCTGAACATGCTTTCTTAATTCTTCCTGTGGTGCGAAACCATGATAAGTCATATGAGAATGATTTTTTATCTTATCATACAATGGCTCAAACTGCTTGTCAGCATCTTCCCAACCATAAATTTTAAAGGAAGAAAAGACATCAAGATGAATGTTATCATATTTTTTTGATAATGCATCAACAACAGGATAAAGAAGATTAAGTCCACGTTGTGGTGTAGAAAAGTAAATTAGATTTACTTTGTCTTTTGATTTTGGTGTAAGTTCTAAAGGTTCGAAAGGAGTTTCAATGATGTCAATCTTTTCATCTAAAGGAATACCAAGCTTAGTATGAAAATCATTTAATTGCCAATTACAATTAAATATCATCTTGTGAAATCTATTACGACTATTTTCCTCTTTTAAATGATTTAATTCTGGGTCTTCTGGTAAATCATGGCACCAATAGACACGAATCTTGTCTTCTTCAATATCTCTAAATCTTGAAGGAATAATTTGAAACTCTTTTAATAAGTCTTCTGAAACATATTTTGCTAATGTTCTTTTGGTAATTTCTGTTCCGCCATTAGCATTCTTTGAAATTTCGTTTTCTTCAAACCCGCTCATTATTTAACTCCATTATTAATTTACATGCTTCCCATATATTCGTTTTGATATAATCAGGTTTAACTAAACCACAGTCTTCAACATGATTATTATCACTGATATATATAGTTTTTAAATTAGATGTATTTCCAGCAATAATATCTTTACATCTATCCCCAATAAGAAAACTGGGTTCTCTATCTATTTCATATGTTCTTATTAATGCCTCTATCATTCCATTGTTTGGTTTGTAAAGAGGACTATCTTTCTTTAAAGCGTAAAGAACATGATCAATACCTACTTCATCTTCAAGGAAAGAACATATATCATCTAAATCAGTCATCATCATTTCACCGTCCAATACACCTGGCTGGTTGGTGACAACGAAAACTTTATAACCCATTTTCTTAAATTGTTCAACAGATTCAAAAACATTAGGAAATAAAATTAGTTCATCTAAATGCCATGGAGAGGTTAATCTTCCATCAGGTCTTTGAACCAGATGATTTATAACACCATCTTTATCTAGGAATATTGCTTTGAACATCTTTTTCTCAATTCACTAGAAGAATAATTATGAACTCTATCAATAAAAATAATTTCAATACCACGTGCTATACAAACTTCTTCACCTGTGATATTTTTATCTTTATAGTCTGATCCAATAAATCTCTTATTTACTCCAAGCGTTGCTAACATATTAACAATATCTTGTTCAGTTTCATACGGAACTATTTCATCAACAGCTTTCATAGCATTAAGCTGTTTCCATCTTTCATATACAGACTGAATTGGTTTATTCTTAGTGTCTGGGCGTTCGACTGTGGGATCAACATGTAATCCCACAGCCAAATAATCACAGTTTCTCTTGGCTTCTTCTAGCATAGCAACATGTCCTGCATGAAGTAAATCAAAAGCGCCAAAAGTAATTCCAACTATCATGCTTGCCTCTCAATATAATTATGGTTCATTCTATTCGGTAGGAAATAATCATCAATCATTGACAATACAATATTCATGTCATATGGCTTACAAGAAAACACATCTATATAGGCATCACCTGTGTCGTCGCAAAAATGAGCGCAAATATTACTGGTTTCAATAAGCTGAACTAACGTATATCCAGCCTTATTATCTTCTCCAAAATGAATGATTTGTGGCTCTCCGTAAGCTACCATATCAATACGCTCAACTAACTCTTTTGCGAACTTACGAATAGTTTCTGGATTTGTGACTGCTTCTCTGTTACAGTCGCCTGCATTAACTATGAGGTGATAACCCCAATAGGTGTTTTCGTTCATTTACTAATCCTTTACTAAATTAATATTGAAGTGAATCAAGAATTTGAACATAATCAACGTGTGAAATATCAAAGTTAATCCACATATTTTTCATAATATTCCAAGCTGCAATCATGTTTGGATTGTCTTCATGATATTTTCTTTCTTCTGCCATTTCATTTAGATATGTTTTAGGCAGAAGACTTGGCATCAAAGTGCAACGGATTTCATGTTTATTTCCTGTAGTGTCCGTAAAATAAATAGCCATTGCATTTTCACGAAGATCTTTCAGAACTGTATCACGTTCGTAAATCATATTTTATGCTCCGTAATAACTATCAGTTTCTAAAAGAACTTTACGTGTATCGTTTGTCTGCTCGTTAATTTGTTGTTGAAGCTGATGAAATCCACCTATATGGAACCCATCAACAACTACTACTGGATAGCTTTTTGCTTCTGGAAATTTACTGAGAAGAATTTCTCTTGTGAAATCTTCGTCTAGTTTGTATTCAACAAAATCCTTTTTGTGAATACGAAGAAGTTGTTTTGCCTGTTCACAAAATGAACAATTATTTTTTGAATAAATTTCAATTGCCATTTAAAAGTTCCTTCCAATATGCCTCAATATCTTCCTTAGAAGATGGGTCATAACCATTATCATACATATCAGCCATAACCAACAATTCAAGATCACTCATGGTTTTTCCTTTATTTCAGATTGATTATTTAGTTTTCTTGTAACTGGCCTTGATATTCTTCTTTTCAAGAATTTCAAATCCATTCGTGAACAAATAATCCTTTTCAATCATATCATGGTCATACATCCAGATATCATCAAATACCCAAACAGCACCAACAGGTGATCTTAATGCGAAGAATGAAACTTCTTCAATCACCGCTTCATTTGTATGTGGACCATCAAAGAAAACAAATGCATATTGGTTAACATAAGTTTTCTTTTCATCATAAACAGGAACTCCATCAATGAAACGCTTGAAAAACTCATGATCTTCCAGACAGAAGAATGTGAAATTTAGTCCAGCATTGAATGCATAGTAATAAAGGGAAGGAATGATACGATTACGCATATCATTTGTATAATCAAACTTTGTGGCAAATTTAACATCCTTTGCCATGGGATCACCTTCAACTTCATATTTACCAGGATAATGAATTGAAGCATTGATATTGGTAATGTCCAGATCAATATTACCGTAAGGATCAATACAGAACATTGGACGATTACTGTTACGGTTACTAACAAGCGTATCAATGATCATCTTGGCAGAACCACCACGGCGTGTTCCAATCTCAACAATACCACCGGGTGTATTACCTACACTTGCAACAGCATTAACCAAAACTTCATATTCCTGTGAGTCTACTGCAAAGACTTCTTCATCACTAAATCTGATAATTGCCATTTATTTCTCCATTATTAAACGAAAATTTTAATCATGCCCGCTACATATATTATGAGAACAATTGTCTGAATTATGGTAAGGGATAATTTTCTCCAATGTAAGGCCATCAAAAACCATAGAAAATTACCCACCACACTCATATATATGTTAGCTGGATATATATTCCATGATGTTAGAGCAACGCCTAACATCAATGTTACTGTTGCTGACCACTCAATAAAAATCCACAACTTGGTCTGCGATACCATATTTTATTGCCTCCTTGGGCGTCAACCATACATCCTCTGCTGGTAATAGATATTTCTTGATTGTTGCTTCTGTCTGTCCGGTGCAACGTTTATAGTGTTCGATAATTCTTCTACTTGTATTGGTAAATTCTTTTACAGATGCCATCAATTCGTGTTCTTTACCAATAGTTCCCCAAGAAAACTGATGGGATAGGATAGATGTATTTCTTGTAATATATCTATGACCTTTTACTCCAGCAATAAATGTCAACAATCCGCAAGAAGCAATTTCCCCCATACCATACGTATATATAGGAACCTTAGAACCTTTCATAGTGTCAATAAGAGCAAACGCCGAAGAGACAATACCACCAGGAGAGTTAATAATCATTTTTATTTGTTTGGGTTTATCTTTTCCAATCATAAGATTTCTGGCTATAATAAAGTTCATAGCGTCTGAACATGAAGTATTATTGAAATCTTGTGAGAAAATATAATAATGATGATCTTCTATTGCTGGAATTGTTACTGTTTTTTCTTCTTCTTTGATCAATTAATCCTCCATGATAAAAAAGGGTGGCACGGACCTGCCACCCCTATACTTAGTTATCTCTGAATGTGCATATGGTTGAAATGACCAGCAACACGCCAGAGAACTGTATAACCTGCTCGACGGGCAGAAGCCGCAATGCGGTCAAACTTACCTGCATAAGCAGAACGTGCTTCAACTACGCCACGACCAACATTAATGTCAATCGCACGTCCAGCATAATGTGCCCAACCATGATGAACATGATGGACTCCTCCGAAAGCTGGATGTTCGGACACTCTTATTCCCATATTCTGTAACATATGCCCATAAGACACAATTGATCTTGAAATAGGTCCAGAATAGTTGTGAGTGTAAGTATGATAACGGCTGTTATGATGAACAGCATGTTTTGGTAAACGTACTCGGAACTGTGGTGTCACAGACCAATTACTTCCGCCAAGTAAGTTACTGATAGGATCAAAAGTAACTTCCTCTTGTTTTGAATACTGAGTATTCTGGCCACGAGCAGCTTCTGCTACATTGCTGAAAGCAAAAATAGCCGTTGCTGTCATCGCAGCAAAAATAATCCTCTTCATGATTTTACCTTTCTTATTATGTGTAACCAACCCTTAACACGGATGATAATTTAGATGTGCGGTTCCTCGAAAACCAAGGGCACGAGCCACGTTTTGATTAACGTCAATTGTTCTTCCTCTGACGAATGGCCCTCTATCGGTTACAACGGCTTCTACTGATCTACCGTTTGCAGGATTGCTGATGCAAACTGTTGTTCCAAACGGTAGAGTTCTATGCGCCACCCCATAGTGATGGTGCATACCGGATGCTGTCCGTCCGCTCCGGTCATTATACCAAGAGGCGTTATGCCCGCCACCTTGGTGATAATTATTTATGTGCTTTGAATTATGGTTATTTACTGGTGCATTAAGTGCTAATGCACATAGAAATGGGATCAAACAATCCATGATATATCCTTTCAGAAAATGGTACTCCAGGAGGGATTTGAACCCCCGATAGATCCGTTATGAGCGGATGGCCTTAACCGCTTGGCGACTGGAGTGTATTATGCTAGCAGTCTATCTGCAGCAATAGAAGCAGCAAATGCTTTTGGTTTTACAAAAGGAATTACATTACACATTCCCTTTATATATCCAACAGCTTCACTAATAACACAATGTGAGCCATGTTTTTCGTTTGGGTTAATGTCTAGATGAATTTCAACTTTTCTATCACCAATTGCTTCTTCTAAATCAAGAAACATTTGTGCTGTTCTCATTACTTCATTCATGAGACGCATACGTGGTTTGTCTTTTTTCTGATCATAGTCTCTTTCAGTTTCTAATTCACCAAAAATCTTACAACCATGTTTTCCATCATAATGAACAACTACAACAGTACAGTATTCGGCAAACCAGACATCACGTTTACGATGACGTGCTGAATCTGAACCGATGTAAATTTTAGTTGCTAATGATGTGTTGGCAATAAATTCTCTTACTTCTTTCAGATTCAGCTTTTTCATTTTGTCCTACCTAATTTGATATACTGCTGTTCCACAGGACTCTTTAATAACAGGTGAGTTTTCCCATGGGCGTAGCCATCCAAGATGCCATGTTCCCTTTACACAATACATCCCACGATGTACAGGAACTGACCAATCGCCCTGAAATGGTGGATCTTGAACTGGATTGTAATAAGTTCCATAAGGATCGGCTAAAGCCGTACCACTAAACAATACTGCAGCAATAATTAAAATCTTCTTCATATCTGTTTCACCTTTCTATTAAAGACCGTTATATCCAATACCAGAGTGCTTTTCCTTGGAAGTCTGCTTAATTTCAAGAAGATTAATCATCTTTTTATTCAGAATAATAATATTCTCTAGTAATTCAATAATATGATATTGTTCCATTACTTCCTCTTACGTCCCTTCAATCGACGTGCTTTACGCTTCTGACTTCCAACCTTACGACGACCCTTACGGGGTCTATTCTTATGGGGCCACGCCATTCATATTCTCCTTCTTCATCTGACGCCAGAGGTTCTTGCCTTCAACTTTACCAAGTTTGTTTTGAAGATTGATTAACAATTTTCTCAGTCTTTTACCACTTTTCATATTATACTCCTTTTTTCAAAAAAGTCAAATGCTTTTTATGAATCTTACATGATATCCAACTATTATACCACCCATCAGATTCCAATACTTCATATTGAAACTGATACTTTGCTTCGAAATAGGACATTTCACCTTTAGAGGTGCAAAGTCTTAATATTTCTCTGTGAAATAGGTTTGGTTCCAACAGATTAACATGTTCTTTAAGTTCTTCGTTGGAACCATAATAATCTTTCCAGTCGGATTCGACTTTAGATCTTTTCTTTTTTCCTTTTACCTGTCTGGTTTTAGAAAAATAGAAATTCTTTTTACCAATATATCTTTTATTGGTTTTTAGATTGGTGATTAAATAAACAAATCCAATATAATCACCAATCTCTTTTAGTTCTTCACCTTTGTATATCCACATCCCGAATCTCCTTCGGGATATTTATTCTGCCAGCAGTAATATTATTCTGCGCCCTTATATCCTTATTACTCCAAGTCCAACATTCACCAGTTTCATCTTGAAAACAAACCCAGTAAAGATCGTGTTCAAAACCATAATCAATAAGAAAATGCGCTAGTGCTTTACCTTTTGGTGTAAGAACAGGTATGGGTGGATCTATACGAGTTACCACCCATCACCGTCATCTTGAGGATACATTTCAGTCCAAACTTCATCAAACGCTTCATCAACAGATTCATAAATGTCAAAAAGTTCTGCGCCATTATCTTCAAAAATTGGAATCAATTCTCTATAAATGTCACAACGTGCTTCATAATCTGGAACATTTGCTCTAATTACTGTAGCAATCTCTTCGAATATTTGTGTACCTGCTGACCAACTTGCCATTTATTCTTCCTTCTTATTATTTTGTTGATAAACCACTGAACCATAGATCTCCTCATAAGACATACCATCACTAGGACCAGGATCTTTTATTACTGATGCAGCCATAGTAGAAGACCATAAAGAGTTATATGGTTGTCCTGTATTACATGTAATCTTACCAGGACAATTGTTATGCGGACAAACATAACCCATAAGTTTTATTCTACCAAGACCATCTGTAAAAGACATTCCACAGACTTTACATTTCTGTTCGCCATAATCGGTTGATCTTGGCCATTGTGGAGGGACCGAAAAGTCCCTCCTATTCTTTCCTATTTCAATACCATCACGGATACCTTGTTTGTATCCTTCTTTCCATTCTTCGCTCATATCTCACAATTTCCTGAACTGCACGCCAATGTCTGAACACCTTCTACGTTGTCATCCATTTCAATCAAATTATCCCAATCAACAGTAGTTGGAATATTTATGATTGTCTTTTCATACTCTTCTTTAGTGATAGTTTCGTAAGGTGCCTGACGATATGAACCACCATCATATGGCAAGAATGAAATACCTGAGACTTCATCAAAATGATCATAGACCCAAGCACCTACTCGTGGCCATTCTTCTTCATTCACATTAATAGTGACAGAAGGTTTATGCTCGCACCAATGACGCTGATACTTCAACCAAAGTTCTAGATGATCAATAGCTGACACATTTTCTCTTGTGATTGAAGTTTCTGGTAACTTCATTGGAAATGTAAATACCGTAGTAGAATGAGGCTTAGTAACGTCAGGCTCATGAGGAACACCTGCGTCAATAAGATGCTTCGTAAGTGGATCTTTGTTATCAGAGCGTACACGACGGTAATAATAACGGTCATGACCTGGATGAATACCGGAAGGACTAAGAACCAGTTGAGAAACTGTTCCGCTTGGTTTGACGCAGGTAATGGCCACTGACTGATTAATTCCAAGTTTTTCACTCCATTCTTTATTTGTATCAATAGAAACCTGGCGAAGTTTCTCTAATCTTGCTGGTAGTTCAGAATCATTATAATCATTCATTAATGGATTGTCATAGATACCAGTTAATGATACACCAAGCAATCTTTCTTCCTCAGTATTCTTCTGCCAAATCTTTCTTAGGTAAGGGAAATGTGTAAGAGTAGATTGAAAGGTTCCAAGAATTGTTGCAATTCTAACCTTTCTTGCAAGATCCTTTTCAGTATCAGTGCTTCGTATAACAACTTCCGTTAAATTACAAAATTGATACGGGCGAAGAATTATCTCCGAACATGGATTGGTTCCAAATTCATGAGTAGGATCTCTTCTTCCGTTTTTCTTAGCCACTCGTTGAGATGCATCTCGACTAAAGATTCCTCGTTCTCCTGACTTGGATTCATAGAGCGAAAGCCATTCTGACATGAACTGTCCAACATCTGGCTTTTCTGTATAGACTGCCGAATTGTTTGATAAAGCTCTTTGAACATTTGCTTCCCACCAAGCTCCTGATTTAGCATGACGCATACGATCATCAGATAGATTGGATAGAGAAATCATTGCTGAACGACGAACGCCGCCAACTACAACTACTTCACCAATCTTACACATAATGTCATGACATTCTAGAGATGTAAGTTTGCGCCCATGTGCATTCTTGAAAATCTTAATAACAAACTTGAATAGATCGTTCAATGGTTCTGGACCAGAAGAACGCCCACCAAATGTCTTTAGTGGAGCACCAGCAGGACGAAGCTGATTTAAATCCCACTTAGGAATTTCTCCTGCATAAAGTAGAGAGATAAGCATTCTTAATGCCTTAGACCAACCTTCCTTACTGTCACGAACTGTAATTACAGTGTCACAATCAAAAAGTTGATCAGGAATTTCTGGTAGTTTGTTTACATACTGACGTTCAACAGAGAAACCAACACCTGTGCCATTCATAAGAATGCACATTGCTTCGTCAAATGCTTTAGGATCGTCAATGGGTAGATATGAACAGTTATAACCAGCAACATTATCACGATCAAGAGCCTTACCAGCAGTCATCAATGCCCTCATAGAAGGCATAACTTCTAGATTATGAATAGCATTGAAGACTTCTTTCTTTAACTTTTCATCATCAACTTTAACCTTATCAAAAATATAATCAACATAACGCTGAACAGTTTCGTGCCAATGTTCTCTTCTCTTGAGTTCTGGCACATAACGGGCATAGCGACTTTTGTGTATGTAGGATTGGTAAACATTCATCTCAGTCATTTATTCTCTTTCCTTTATTCCACGGCGTAAACAATCTTCCCTTAGTATATCCTTCGGGTATTTCTTGATCTTTCTTTATTCTTTTATTCTTGATACCATCATTTATCCAGATAGTGTATTTACATATATCCGCAGTTTCTGAAGTAAATGGTTTAATATAAGAACTAACTTTTGCAGCAGTCTCTGGATCTAATTTCCAAGTTCTACCTAATGAACTTTGTCTTTTGTATTCTTTAAAATTTGGATCTTTATATCTTTCTTTTAAGGATTTGGATTTTTTAATATCCATATTTACATCACGGTTTTCTTTTAGAAAATGATGTTGTCCGGATTCAACTAACTCTTTTTGTTTTATAATTACAGATTTGGTTCTTTGTTCAGATATATCGCCAGAAACAGATGATCCATCTTCTCTTTTTAACCAAGGATGTTTACCTTGTTCTACAAGAGACTTTTGTTGCTCACTGACAAGCAACGCTCTTTCTTCTGGAGAAACTGTTACATGACCAGTGGTCATTAATGCCCAACAGGCGCCAAAGTCTCCTTGAAAATAATGAATATCATAATGCTCCTGTGCTGTCACACACTGCAAATTATCTATATGATTATTAGAATGGTTTCCATCTTTATGATGGATATGATGACCTTTTGGAATAGGTCCAAAATGTTGTTCGTAAATACGACGATAAATAGTCATAGGCTGGCGCTCCCAATTAGCGTTAGAGTCCGTGGGAATTGGCGTTCCGTGACGGACATTAACAATATTTAGTTTGAGAGCGTTTTTACTCATTCTTCCTCTTCCTCTTTATATTTCCAGCCCGATAGGCTTTCTGTGTCGGGTTCTACTTCCAAATCATTTACAAAAACTTTTCCTTTAGGAAATCCTTGTATTATACAACAAGACATTCCTTCTTTGGCATATGGAACAAAAGTCCACTCTTTGTCCTCGAAATGCTCCCATCTTACGACCCATTTGATATTTTCAATCATTTTCTATTCTACTACCTCTTTCCCTACATCTGGACCAAAGTCCACTGCTCTATGATTTTCTCTTTTATATATGAATTTCTTCTTTTGTTCTGGAGTCCATGATGCTGTGTAGTTATTCAACTCATCGAACATCCTTATATATTCTTCTTCTGATATGACCCTATGTGAGAAGATATCCTCACTAACATGTTCTTGTGCAAATTCTTCAAGTTTAGTTGAATCATTCAAACAATCAATAACATCATCAAGTGCATATTCATTCGGTTCATCATCATTTAGTTCAACTGCATAAACGTGACGAAACATAGAAATTGTCTCAACTAATACGATCTTAGACATTCTTCACCCATTTATTGCCAAAAAATATATATTGCATTTTGCGATGAAACCAATTAGGTACATTACCCTTCGTGGGTACCCAAACAAGACCATTGAGATCGCTACCAAACAAATAACATTTCCACTGATCATATTCAGGTAAAATAATTTTATAATCTTCATAACCATATGGATTTATTTTTTCATCATTTTTACTCATTACCAAAATCTCCACCAAGGTTTCTTTTCAATCTCAAAGTCATCCATTACATCTTTTTCTTTTGGATCTTCTTTTATGATCAATTCCAAAGGCATGGCAAACTTCAACCAGTTCATAAATGGCACTCCTGGTTTCTTTAGAGCGAGAACAATCCACGGTTGAAATGTTGTGTTATCCATAAATGTGCTTACAGTCAGAAAATCGTCTTCGGTCCAGTTACGAAACTTGTCTCTTTTCATAATATTATCAAGTTCTTCTTTAGTCTCGATAATTGTTGCTTTAAATGTATATTCTTTATGTTTCATCACCAAAATCTCCACCAAGGTTTCTTCTCGTCCGTCTCATATAAATCATCTAGATTATCATAAAGAACTTTCTCAAATTCTTCACCTAAACGCTCCATTTTGATTGGTTCTGGAAACCAATAATCTTTCAATGAAGGGAAATGCTTTAGAATTTCTTCCTGTGCAGCAAGAGCAATCAAACGATGTTCTTTCTGTGTGCCTTCATCTGCACGAACGTCAATGTAATGAATCCAAGAACGAAGCGTCCCTGACATATATAGACGGGTTGTGGTTAGACCTTCTGGTAGAATAGCACGAGCCTGTTCCTTTGCTACACCATTCTCAATAGCCCATCGATAAGAACCACTAGCAATAGTTGTAACAGTTTCTTGATATAGTTCCCAATCTGCTAATAACTTTTCATCATCCGTCTCAATACTATTCTGACGGTTCTTGTGATCCTGTAGTCGTGCCTCTCTTGTTACGAAACCCATATCCTCGGTAGGATTGGAGTATCTTTGTGAGAACTCCTGAAAACTAAAGGATCTATGTCTGATGATTTGATGGGCGATGTCCCTGGTGGTTACTATATCCATTGTAATAGAAACTTGCTCGAAGATGGACCAATGTTTGTTATTGATACAATAACGGAGAAGTTTGGATGAAGTTTCTTTATTCATTTGGTTGCTTGGATTGCTTACACGGGCAGTATAAGCCACAAACTCCTCGGCAGTATCAATGCCCTCTACCAGAGGTTTGGTGACGGCGATGATTTTAGCAGTATTCATTTCACTTACCTTTCATTTTACAGTTATCAAAATGCCATCTATACATAGCACCCCTTTGACCTATCTTACCACAATGAGGACATTCTATATCTGGTTGATTTAGAAAATTGTGTGTTCCTTCATCCAATCTCTTTTTGGTAATCATTTTTGATAGTTGGCGTTGTCTTTCATTATCACAAAAAGGATGGGTGCCATCTTTCATTCTCTTTACAGAAGGATTGCTTTCGCCAAGAAAGTGGTGTGTTCCATTCCTAACTTTTTCCTTTTCTCTTTCACTCGCCTTATCTCCATCAAGCCAGTTGTGCGTTCCTTCCTCAACTCTCTTTTTCTGGATTTTCTTAGCAAGTTCTGATTGTTCTTCTGCTGAACAATTCATTCTTTGGGATATACGAAAACAGGCACCCCAATCGTGTTGTTTGTGGTGAATGTCGTAGTGTTCTTGGATAGTCAATGCTACAAGATTAGATGGGTCATTGTTCTTACGATTGCCATCTATGTGATGGATATCATAAGTTCTTCCTTCTGAATCTTTTGGGATTGGACCGAAATGTTGCTCGTAGAGACGGCGATAAATACTCATGCTGGCACTCCTAAACAGTGTTAGAGTAGGCGGGACTGGTACTCCGTGGCCTACATCACTATTTAGTAAAACAGCACTTTCAGTCATCTTGTTTCCTTCCTTTCCAAAAAAGATATATCTCATCGGAAATTACGGTGTCCATACCCCAAACATCTACTTCTGCTTTTATAGATTTTGGTAGTTGAGAAGTGTAGATTTCCATAAGTTCTTCATCGGTTCTCAATTTACCATCACATTCATAAAGAATGTCATGTAACCGTTCTACATCAATGCTCATTGATCCATCCACCATGTTATCTTAGGATTAGTCGTTTCGTATTCTTCTACGATTTCATCAAGAGTCCATATACGGTATGGAGTCGTGAAATTATCCAACCAAGCACTAAATCTATTCCAATCATCACCTTTCATCATAGGAAGGCCAATTTCGGTATATTCAGGAACATCGCCTGAAACATCAATACGACCAGTAGACCAATCATTACCATTTTCTTCTATCCATTTAGTATTGATTGGACCCATCCAGTTTGTTGAGTAATGTATAGTCATCACTTTTCCATCTTTTCATACATCTTCTTATAGATATCATATTCATCTACATGGACATACTCTTCCATACCATTATCTCTAACCTGTACCATTTTGTATTCTGTAAGGTCGACAGACGATTTCTTTGTCATTTCGACATGAATTTTACCTCGATTATCTGTCATATGTCTTATTACAATAAAATCACTCATTATTCTTCCCTTCTATACACAATCTTTTTTGCTAGTATTTCATCACCGCATTTCACACAGATTTCACCGCTGCCAGGTCCACCCATACCATCAATCGTTTCACCACAAAGAGAACACGACCATATAGCAGCAGTTACAAAGGTGTTAGGATTGTATGGAATAGTTCGTTTCACTAGTTCATAATAAACGGTATCGTTAGACATCACCTATTCCTTCTCTTATACAAGATTTCCGCCACAACAAAGGAATCCATACCAGGAAAGTATCCTTTTTCCTGGAGATATTCAGCCTGTCTAATATACATCATCTGTTCTCGGAAGTCAAGTTCTTTCCAGGATTTCATCTATGGCGACCAGTGCTTATGATCGATTAGATACTTTAGGAGTTTTGGTGCAGTGAGGGTGTTGTATTGATTACCGGGATTAGAAACACGGGCAGTATAGGCAATGAACTCTTCGGCGTTCATTGGACGAGTGTTAACGTCACCATATTTTCCATCTGTCTCGATTTTCATAATTGACTGTGTTACTGCAATAATCTTAGCGTTGTTCATTTGTTACTCTTTCCATTATTAAACGATTCTTTTTCAACAATCCATAACTTCTTCTGCTCATAGTTATGATAATATTCTAGGACATGATCTATAGCAGCCAGAAACTCGACATCAACCCATTTCTCTCCACCTTCGTCCGGAAGAGGATCAGCATTGAGACGATACGCCTCCTTTAGAGAAGCAATGACAATAGCATCAGTTTGGTCATGGTCTAGTTCAATATTGTATTTCATTATCTTTCTCACCAGTTCTCTGTCACAAACTGTTTGTCCCAACAATGAGCATATCGATCATTGTGAAACACTAGAACTATCCCGTCATACATGAAGCAGTAGTTCATCACTCACCTTTTGGTTCTGGGAACATTTCTTTCGCTTGTTCGTAAGCCTTATCTACCAGATGATTTTTTTCTATAACATAGTTACTTGCTACATACCAAAGTTGTTTTTCAACAATGATCTTACCGTTCTTTATTAGCTTCTCAGGAATAGCCGAAGAACTGCAACTATGTCTCCAAGCGCTTTCTGCTTGGATAAGAATATCATACCAGTTGTATGATGGTGGAACGTTCTCTGCTCTACCATTCGAAAGAATAATCACATATACATCGTCAGTCATTTCTATCTCCTCCACGTTGACCTCCTCTATATTTGTCTGGCCATCAGAAAATATCCTTTACGTCTTTGAGACCCTCAAGGTATTCATCAAATATCTTTACCATATCTTCCTTAACCAACTCTCGGCACTTCTTTATGATAAGAAGATATTCATTTTGAACCTTATCATGCGAGAGTTCAACATAGTCCGTAGCAATGAAATTGACTAGTTGTTCATACTTACGAAGACGCTCGATTTCATCAGCGGCTTCTTCAGAAGTTTGCTGATCGTATCCATTGAAAAAGCATGGTTCACGCAGTCGCTTCACAATATCTTCACTCATTCCAAGAAACTCCCTATGTCTGGCGTTACCAAATCTAAACAAGGAACATAGAACTTCGCATACGTCTTATCTACATATCCTATAACTTTAGGTTCTATACCTCTTCTCCACCCGATCCACTCGTCTGCGGAAGTATTATAGTATATCGCTTTGTAAAAACAATCATTCATTTCGTTATTGAAATAGTATGTGTAATAGTATCCAGATCGGTTAGGTTTGGCATCAGGATACTTACTCCACGTATAGGTCATCAGTCTTTCGCCTTCATCCTCAAGAAAGTGGTGACAGCCTTTTCTTCACACGGTTCACTTATATATGATAGTATCGCACCATGCCTCATCATCAGACCATTGAATTTGCGATACTCTTCATAGAAATGCTCGTATTCATCTTTATGAACCCATTCCTCTGTGGTCTCTGAAAACATTCGGATACACCTATAATCTGTCAGGTCAAGTTTTTCGTTATTCTTAGCGAATGTTAACTCTGCCATATCCGAATCTTCACACTTTCGCCTTATCATAACATACTCCGATTCTGCTTTATTCTTGGTCATGTGTAGGCTCCTTTCCACTAAAAATATACACAATGCTTCGTCATTAGTCAAGAACCTCTAGAATACGCTGGCGCTTTTCTTCAAACTGTTGACAGGTCATCTGAAACAGTTTTTCAAGAGCATCTAGTTTAGATTGAGTTTCTGCTTGATTACGCAAGGCTTCGTCACGCTCTTTAGCCACATGCTTCAATGTAGCGTAATGGCCATTACGCTCTGAAATGGCGGCATCGAGGTCGGCTTCGGCTTTGTCAGCCCGCAAAGCATCGGGGCGACTACGCCACTCTACGACTTCCTTTGTCAGCATCTCACATCGCTCATTGGCTACGGCAAGGTCGGTACGGAGGCGGGTGATTTCGTCGGCAACTTTCTCAGACACGTAATGCCCCGTCTTGTCTATGTCTACGACGACTAGTCCATGTGGACCAAGGCGTTCCCGTAATTTTTCGACTTCCTCATTAGCGGCATCGAGGTCGGCACGAAGTTTCTTTACAAGTTTCTCTATTTGAACTACTGAGTCTGTAATCGATCCGTCATTAGGTGCTCCCATTAGTTCAGCATTGACTGAAATCAAATCAGTGTAATGCTTCTTAAACTCATTGGCTGCGGCGAGTTCGGCACGAAGCCGCAGATTTTCCTCATATACGCTTTCTCTTACTTGCTTCAATTGCTGCTGATGAATGTCATTCATCACTGTTCCCCCATAATCCAAACATATCCATCACTATTAAGATCAGAAATACACAGCCAAAAACAACATAACATTTGACAAACTGTTCTTCGCTCATTAATTGTCTCACAATTTAACTTTTATTCCCAAAAGTTCTTTTGCATGTTCAATTGCTTCTTCAATTGCTTCTTCAATTGCTTCTGAGTATGCAAGCTTGCGTTCATCAGATTCTTTATTTTTAATAAGAGTTAAGACAAAAAGAATCTTCTTTAGCTTATTTGTTTCTTCATCGGTCATGTTTTTCTCCTCATAATTTATGAAACTCTTTTTTAAAAAGAGTAATGTCAGGACTAATCTCTATCATAAAATCTTCTTCAAAATACCATGGGCAATAATTTTCTTTTTGTTCGTTTGAAGAACAGTCAAAATATTCCTGAAATCTTTCTTTCCATACGTTTCTGTCGTTCATAATTCAATTACCTCATATGTCTGTTCAAAAATAGCAGGAGCCACAGGATAAAACTCGCCATACACTCCTTTAATTATATAATCTCGTAGTCGTGCAGTCATAACACCTTCTAGTGTTATAATCTGAATAGAAGGTTCTGCATTATCTTCTCTCCTAAGAGACAATCCATTACACCATTTTGCTACAATATCTGCATTAGAATCAAGAAGTTGCATTGCTTCAACTTCAACTGGTTTCTTTCGAACTCTCATACTTTACTCCATTTTTGTAGTGCTAGTTTTGCTGCAAGATCTTTATATGTATTCTGATCAATTATATACTGAATGAAGTCAGAAGTCAACCCTGCTAATACCATATCATTAACATCTTTGTGTTCTAGATTCTCTGGCCAGATACAAACACTATATCCTTGCATAATTGCCTTGTCCAGTTTCTTTACAGTTTCTTTGCTTCTTGGTTCATTATCATACACAATTACCAGGTTTGGCTTGTTGAGACTGCCGCATGCAGATACCAAGTCGCCGCCAGCAGTAGCAACAGAGTTTGGAATAAACATAGAATCGATCGGACCCTCCAGGACATATATGCGCTTTGAACTATCCAAAGTGTCCAAACCATAAAGTTTAGGTACATCATCCCTAAGTATAATTGTAATGTATTTAACTTTCGAAGATCCCCGAAGAGATCTTCCTTGGAGGGCATGAACGGACTTATCACCATCCAGAAAAGGAATAAGCAATCTTGTCTCATCCTTAGCCAGAGCTTCAACTGAAAACTTGTCGGGAACAAGACTATTGACATAATGCATAAAATTAGGACAAGAAAATAGTTTGGCATGATATTCATTAGGTATCTTTCTGTTCATAACGAATTTTTTTATAGGATTCTCCGGAGAAAGTTGACTGACTTTCTTCAATCCTTTTAAAGGCCCTGATTTCATGAAGACAGGTTTCTTCATCTTCTCAACAAACTTTTCTAAGTTGATTTGTTCAGGAGTCTTTGAATCTTTTAGTTTTTCTAGTTGATAGTCATTATATATATTTTCGTCAATTATCTTCAAAAACTTAGGAATACCCATTGTTGCACTGCAATTATGACAGTGAAACATTAGTTTACCTTCTTTTTGATAGATATAGCCTCTGGCTTTGTTCTTATGGGTATTAGAATCACCACATAAAGGACACCTAAAGTTATATAGGCTAGGTCCCTTACGTTTGAATTTTTCTAATCTTGATGAAATAATACCAATATATTTTTGTGCTAACCAATCCATTATATATCCTTAATATCTTCATGACCACAGCACAATTATACACCGAACTAGAATAATGTCAAGTTAAATCTTACGAACCAGTTCTAAAATTTTATCACCATAGGCTAAAAAAAATGCAATAACACTGAAACCGCCCATGTATGTCCACATCATTTTTTCCATGTCACTGATTTTTTTAGAAATTTTGTCATATTGTTCTTTAAAATCTTCACGCATGTTTTCTAATTCTTCTAAAATATTTTTATCTTCTGATCTCATTGTATTGTATACGTTGTTAAGTTTACCATCAACCTCGTCTCTACGTCTTTCTAATACGTCAACGAGACTATCCATTGTTTTTTCTTGCTGAGAAATTCTTAATTCGTGGACAGCAATCATTTTGTTCAAATCGGCTGAAATTTCTGTTAATTTCGTTATGGCATCTTCTAGTTTTGATTGACGGTAATCGTCATAGTCTGCCATTATTTGTCATCCTTCTTTTCTTTTTTTAGGATATCAGACAATCTCTTTCTTCTTACAAAACCCATAATGTGACTTTTTCCACCTGGTTCGCCTTTTGGACCAACTCCAATACCTTCAATACCACCAGCACCGGCTAGATTGGCGGCAACAGGTGATTCTGATTCGGCAACATGTGATGGGATTGTTCTTAATTTAAATACGCTAGTGAATGTAGTATTATATTTTCTCATTATTCTACCAGCTATTGCGTTTGCTTCATCTTCTTTTTGGATTTCTGAATTTTTTACACCCATAAGATTTTGCTTGAAATGAAACAATTCATGTGCTATAGTTCTCATAATATCATTTGGATGCCTATCAGTTATTCTGATATAAATCTCATGTCCTATAGAATGACCGAATGCGTTTTTTGAGTTTTCTGATTTACCGACAAAATGAATTTTTGGTAATACATTTAGACCTAATTCTTTGGCTGCAAATTTTACAAATTTTTGTAACTCTTTAATTTCTGTAGCCATTAAACTTTCCTTAGAATATTGATTATATTTTGATCCATTTCTATTAGATCAGTATCAATTATTTTTTCATCTCCAACTTCATATAATCTATCTGGTAATACATTCAATAAAAGTAAAAAAGGTTTTATGTATTTCATCTGCGGTTTCAATTTAAGATATAAAATCTTACATACCGCAGGTGATCCAAAACAATTATTTAATACAATAATATGATTGAGAATTAATCTTTCTTTTAATTCCCCATTTTCAACATATCTTGTAATTAATTTTTTTATGTATTTGATTCTATTGATGTCCTCAATAAAATCTTCGGTCGAAGCATATCTTGCATTATCATAATGTGATGCACAGTATAATAAAAAGTTATCTTCTGTCAGTTTTTCATTCATATTACCAAGAAGTTAGAGCAGTTCTTTTCCATGTGCTGTTAGCAACACAAACATAAAGATAATCATTGTCTCTTGCAAAGGTGCCAGCTACTCCATTAGAAGATGAATTAGCTGGCACAGTATTTGAAATGACAAGATTAGCAGCAAAAATTCCTACATTGACAGTTCTAACGGAAGCATTTCCTGAAGGGTCTCGGAGGACTAAGACCCTATCAGTGGAAGCTACGTTAGCTGCTGTTGCTAACTGTGAAACCTTTTTGCTATTATCTGTCATTATTTACTCTATTAGTTTGAGTCAGGAAGAATAGTATCGTCAGAAGCATCAGATGTAGTTGCTGCTGTACCAAATCCAGCAGTCTGAGCACCTAGCGATCCCATTGCAACTAGTGTTTCATACTGAACACGTCCAGCACGTCCACCAGTTCCTTCAGTACGAATTACCCAACCGGCATGTGAAACACCCTTGTTCTTTGCACCACCAACTGTTACATAACCAGTTGCTCTATCACCTGTGATAGTGTGTGTTTCGCCTGGATTGGTTGTTCTTGCGTCTGTAATATTGATATTA